GGTCAATAAACTCGCTCGCCATCTTCTGCGGTTCGATCAGCGCGGCAAAGTCGGCAGAGGTCGTGGAGCCGGCAGCGACAGCAGCCTTCAGAACGGTTTCAACGCGGTTTCCGAAGTTCATGCCCTTCGCGATTTCGACCGCTTGCATGGGGTTGCCACGCGACAGGGCCAGCGCCTTCGTGAAGCGGATGAAGTCAGTGCCAGCCGGAGCGTTCGATTTAACTTCAACATGGGGAACCGAAACCGGAGCGGCAGTTTTCGCCACGTTGATTTCGAGCGCCTTCAGTCGGCCGATGTGGGCTTCATAGTTGCCATACTCGGCTTCAGCCGCCTTGTATTGCGCATCTTCAGCAGCATCAAGGGTGCGGCCTTCTTCGGCAGCCTTGCCCATGATTGCGGTCATGCGGTTCTGGGCTTCAATGCGCTTGGCTTGAAACGCCTGAATCTGTTCAGAAATGTTCATCTTTGGGTTTCCTTTGGTGAAGGTGATTGCAGCTTGGGGATTACAGGGAACCGTTACCGCCGAGAGTTCGAGCCAGTTCCACTTTTTGAAAAGGTGGCCGCCGTTGATCGGTTCAGCCACTACCGGGTTGAAGCCGACAGACAGGCCGGTTACAAGACCGCCTTTGATCAGCTTCCAAATCTCGGCAATGCGTTCGGTCGTGCTCTTCGCAACCTTCGCGGTAATGTAGATGCCTTCATCTTTCACCGTGGCCGCGATCACATGCCCGATGGGGTTGTCCTGGTCGTGATTGAAGAGAAGCGGAAGCGGAAGTTCGAATTGGGCGCCAGAGGGAATAACGATGTCGCCGCTTCGGTCCGTTTTGGGAGTCGTGGCGAGACCTTCAATAATCCCTTCGTCCTCTTTGAAGGACTTGATCGTGAAACTTGAGAATGCCGTATTCATACGCTTCAACCTATACGAAGAGCATAACGTATTCTGGATCACGACTTTCTTCAAGGTTTCTTGACGCCAAACCGAAAGCCATTGCCAAAGCCACCATGCCATCGATTCTTGAAGTGGCTTTCGACTTATCGAGCTTTCGGTTTCCGGCTGGGTCTTTGGTTACGACAGCACCAGCGGCGCACATCGTCAGAACCGGATGGCTGCCATGCTTTGCCCTACCGTTCAGAAACTCGGCCTCTACCGCATCAAGGGCCGGCGACATATCTTTGAAGCCCTGCCCGTGCGGGTGAAGCGGCAGCGTCAAGCCGATCTTGTCGAACTCTTTCTGAAGAACGTCCATTCGCCAGCGGTCGAAGGCGATGCCGGTAACGTCAAGTCCTTCGAGAATGTCGGCGATGTCACGGGCGACAAACTCATAATCAACGCTCGCGCCCGGTGTGGTTCTCATGAAGCCTTGCTTCACCCATACGTCGTAAGGCTGGCAGTCTCGGCGAGCGCGATCAATCAAACCCTTCTCGGGTGTCCAGAAGAACGGGTGAATCTGATAAACGCCGTCCTTCTTCGCAATCAGAACAAGCGCGGTCAAGTCGGTTCGAGCCGACAGGTCGAGGCCCGCGAACACTTCGAGACCGTCAAGCGATTCGGGCGCGGCAGAACAGGACTCCCAAACGTTTCGGGACATGAACGGCGAGACAGTCGAAACGCGCTGATTCAGGCAAAGATTGCGAAAGGTGTTTTCAGCCGATGGCATCCGGGCCGCTTGGGTCGCTTGCTGCGTCATGTCTTTCAGCGAGCGAAACAACCCCAACGCGGGATTTGCGGCTTTCCATGCGGCGCGGTCGTCTAGCTTGCAACTCTCGGGCGCGGCATATACATGGCTGATGATGTGGGGATCGCCTGAAGTGGCAGCGTCATCAAGCCACAGGCTGAACAGGTCTGAATCGTTGGCCGCTTGGGTGCTGATGGCGATCAACAGCGGCGAGTCGTGGGCGCCCTGTGCGGTCGTGATCGCATCCACAAAATCAGAGCGCGGGCCGCGAACCTGGCCGACCTCGTCAAGAATCGCCAGCACGGGGCTTAGGCCGTGGGTCGTCTTACCCTCTGCCGCTAGTGCTTTGTATTCGGTGCCCATCGGCAAGCCGAAGAGTTCTTTACGGCTATCGACTACGCGAACCAGTTCGGACAGCGCCGGGTTTAGCTGAACGATCTTCGCCGCGAGCTTGAAGACGATGGACGCCTGTTCGCGAGACATGGCACCGGAAACGATCTGGGTGTTTTGCTTCGCTTCAGGACCGACAAGATGCGCAAGGACCAGCGCGGCAATCAATGCCGTCTTCCCGTTCTTACGGGCAATCGACAGATAAGCCTTTGTCGTGCCGTGCGGGTTGTCGTAAATAGCGCGAATGAACTTCTTCTGAAACGCTGCCAGCTTGATCGGGCTTCCGACCTTCGCGCCTTCAGGGACGCGGCAATAAGTTTCGATGAAGCGGACAACCTTCGCCGCCCTTGAAAGACTGCGGGCCATTCTTACGCGCTGGCCTCTGCTAGAACCGCTGCCACGATGCGCGCTTGTGCGGTGTTCTGTTCTGCACTGATGGCGGGCGCCAGAAGCCCCAGACTGCGCGAGGTGGTCACGATCCGGGCGCACAGGTCACGCAACAGCGCATCAGCGGCTTCGAGCCGTTCCCCATCGCTGGCGACACTTTCGCGGCTGATCTCTTCGAGCGCTGCGAAGTCTCGGCAGAGTTGGGATGCCATGAGCCGATCAGCTTCGGACCAATCGCCCCGCTTGCATTTGGTGATGACTGCCCAATAGAGCTTTGCGGCCCGGTCGAGCTTCAGAAGTGGCTTGAAGGTGTTACGCATTTTCAAGGGGCCTCGGGATCAGGATCGGATCGGCGTTCAAGATCACAGAGCCTAGATGCCGTGCGGTGGCGTTTTTGTCGCCTTGGCGGTGTGTGGCTCCGTTGGTTGCGAGTGAATGAATCTGCAAGGCCCGCTGTGTCGCCATGATTCGGCGCTGAACCTTTTCAATCGCATCGTGGGCGGGGTGATCCATCCACCCCTTCTGCTCGTCTTTGATGATCAGCGGCTGGTTACGAAGCGCAATCCGAAGTTCTTCGAGCTTGGCGAAGTCTTCGCAAAGGCTGATGGCTAGATCAAGGTCTGAATCAGTCCAAGCGGCAAGGCGCTTGCTCGCGATCACGCGGGGCCAATACTTTTCCGCACGGGCCGAAAGCGGGAACAGCGGTGCCGGTGGCGCGCACGACAAATCGGCCGCTGTATCGCGTGCGAACTTGTTGCCGTCTGCTCTCGTGCGCTTCGCCATTGCTTCAACCGTTCAAGGATTCTTGTATCGTTTTCGGAAAAAAATAACATTGCGAAAAAGAAAGACTGGGGACGCGCTGTTTTTTTCGGACCTCTTTTAAGTCCTAAACAGCCCCCCGCTTTCTTTTTCAGCCGTTCCACGTTGCGGTCAGTGCTTCATGAACTGCCGTGACTGCTTCTTCCGGTGTTTGGAAAGTGCCAATCACATACAGACCACGCGGACCGCGAACCACGGCTTGAAACTCGTTGGGTGCGATCTGGCGCACTGTTCGAAGGCTCCAGTTGCTGTTGCGGTTCTTCATGGCTTCAGCGTATGCGTCGCGTGCCTCTTCGAATGTCTTGAAGGTGCCGACGGTCGAGACGTTAAGCGGGCCGGTGATGATGGCTTGATACTCGTTGCCGATGCGTCGAATGCCTTCGTAGGGTGTGACTGTGTTCATTAGATGGTCTCCATCTTCTGCTTCAGCTTGTGTTCGATGATGCGGACGAATTCGGCACCCATGTGACCAGACAGGCCAGCAAGGACGCCCGTGATATAGACCGGCACATTCAGTTGAAGGCAACCGAGCCAGCAGAGAAAGCCAGCGAAGCCGGAAGTGAAAAGGTGAAGCGCGGCGCTGCTCCAGGTGTGGGTCATGCCGAGTTCGATTTGGCGGCTGTAACTTGCAACGCCACCGAAGAGCGCGGCGAAGGCAGCGAACAGAGCCGCGATCCAGTCAAACGAATTGGTGATAAAGCGTTCAGGCATTTCAAGCGGCCTCGTTGAAGTATGGGGAGTTCTGGCCGTGCTCTTCTGCGTGCGCCTTCTTGAATGCTTGGTGGGCTTCGTCTTTCGTTCTGAAGACGCCGATGTATTTCGTTTGGCCGTTGATCGTGATCTGTGCGCGAAACGCTTTGCAATCGGCAGTGAGAACAACGCCGGGCGGAAGCTCTTCTTCGAAGTCGATGAACGCCTCTTCGCAATCCTCGCCAAGAGCTTTACCGTTTAGCTCTTCATATCGGGCCTTATAGGCGTTGTGGGCTTCATCAGGCGTGAGAAAGGTTCCGAGATAGTGCATTTTCCCTTGATGCCTGATCATCGCTTGAAACTTGTCGCGCTTCGGTCGGACGCCACGCGGATACTTTCCGCGTTGGGTGTGTGGGGTTGCGGTGGGGCTGGCCGTCTGCATGTTGATAAGGGTCGAATCGGCAAACATGCGCAAGCGGGCAAGCCGGACGTTATCGGGCAGACCTTTGGCGATCAGGTCGCGATTCAGAATCTCCAGCTCGGCGGCGAGACGCTGAAGGCGCGGATTTGGTGTGTATTCCCGTTCTTGGGTTTCGGTGTTCATGCTGATTTGCGCCAGTGATGTTTCGGATCGTGGGGAATGCCTCGAACGTCGCCACCGACCTTGACGCCGGACTTCTCGAAACGCTGCTTGGCGCCGTTATGGTGATAAACGCATAAACTTTGGAGATTGGCAGCGAGAAAGAAGGCGCGTTCATCGCCGCGATGGGGTTCGATGTGATCAACGACGGTGGCCGGCGTCAGGTGGCCTTGCTTGGCACACATGGCGCACCACGGATCGTTCTGAAGTTGATCTTCACGGAGACGTTTCCACGCCTTTGTCGAATAGAGGCCCATCGCTTTAAAGCTTCCTGCTCGTTGATTTTGAAAGCACTTTACCACAAATGAGTTAAAAAGTCCAGCTGAAAGCGTTTGTAAACAATGGCTTACGCTAATAGTTCATGATGATGCGTTTTCTGAAGATAGTTATTGATGCCTTTAAAACTGCGAACGACAGACGCAAAAAAGCCGGCTTCTTAGGGCCGGCTTCTTTCGGGTGATGCTTCAGGTTATAGCGATACGTCTGGGGCGCGATTAGGGGCGTTCTGAGCGGTTCTTTCGTTCCGGTGATGCGTCGGGATGTCTGAAGGGCTTAGGCGGGCTGTAATCGCGTTCTGGCGCGTTTAGGGCTTGATGCGGCAGTCTGCGAGCGTGCCGGCTTCTTTCGCCTTGCGTGCCCACTCGGGCGCCTTGCCCCGCCCGCTCCAGGTCTCGGCGGGATTGGCAGGGTTCTGATATTTGGGGGGAGGCGGTGTTTTTGCAAGCACGCCTTTCGGCTTCTGAGGCTTTGCGTCCGTAAGGTCTGCAACCGAAATATCCAACTCTTTCATTTGTGCGAGTATTGCGGCCTTCGCTGAATCGCGTCGCGCCTGAGAAACCCTTTCTATCTCCTGCGCAATCTCGATCCGGCGCCTTTCGATTTCATTACGCTCTTCTTTCAGCTTTTCGAGGCGCTTTTCCATATCTTCAAGTTCGCTCATTGCTTCCTCCCGTGCTTCGGCTTTCGGATTTGAAATACCCCAATCGGCGCCAGCATCCGCAGCATTTCTTTCTGCTTCTGCAAAAACCTCTTTCTCTAAGTTCGCTAGCGCCTGAAGTTCTTCTTCGGACAACTCTTCTTGCAAACTTTCGTTCTTATTCTCGGTCATGATCCGTTCCGGTGTAAGTTGAAAAGCCTTCTCGTCAAGGCGCTTGGCTTTGATACAAACGCCGAACACTGAAGACCGACATGATTCTAGCCATGCTGATGACGAAGGAGAAGCAGAACGAACGAGCAAGCGGCAACGCTGCAACAGCTACCGCCGCGCGCTTCGCTTGCACGTCGGTTAGCAGCGGCAGCAGCTCTGCCAGACGAAGGTCATCTTCAGTGTCAGGGACGTTGAAGAACTCAGGGAACAAGCCTTCAAGGTCTTCGTAACGGATAGGAGCATCATCAGCAGAACCCAAGCCGGCGCCGCCTTCGGCGTTGCCTTGGGCTGGTTGTTCATCAGAAGCGCCGGAGCTTTGTTCTTGTGTAGGGGTAGAAGCTTCGTTGTTGTGGTTCGTAGAAGGGTTAGAGATAGATGGTTCTGAAGGTGTAGAGATAGAAGGGTTGTTGTAGTAGTTATTAGAAGACGCGGCGCTATCCCGCGTGCTGTCAGGGTTGCCCTGGTCAAAAGTTACCGGATTTCCGCAAGCGGACCCCTCGCGCCAGCGTTTCGTCAGGCTGCGCAGTGCGCGGCGGGCCGCATCGTTCAGGGCCGCATCAGCGACGGTAGAGGGACTATGCAGACGGGTGCCACCTTCACGCCGGTTGCGGACGCGCTTGGCGAACAGCGGGAGCGCTCCATTCACCAGCACGCCAGCCACGAACGGGTCTAGCTCGGTCTTCAGGCTGCGGAAGGTGAAATGCTCTTGTAGGCTGTTGAAGTCGAATACCGCGAGCTGGTCGAGTGTCTGAAACGGCAGCCTGTCGCTTTGAAGGGTGATCTCCATACGGGCGCGGTGCTGATCTTCTGGCAGGTCGTCGCCGTTGTCGTGCCGCTTGTGATACCAGCGGGCCGAGATTGAATCAGCAGCGACGGTGCCGCGCTTGCTACGGCTCTCGCGTTGATACCCTACCCCGATGCAGTAACCAGCTTCAACGGCTCGAACAAGGCTGTCCAGGCGTGCGGGAACTTCGCATGCCTGAAGGTCGTTGTAAATTCGATGATTGGCGCTTGGGTGGCTCGTGCTGAACTTGTAAAGGTGCGCCACCGCTTCGGAGTCCTCGCGCGGCGTCGTGCCCTTCTTCGGGAAAAGATCGAACGCAACTTCAATGCCTGTGACTCGGGGCGGGCAAGCAAGATCAAAGCGCTTCGTCAGTTCGGCCAGAACGCGCTGAACGTCGGCGAACCGTTTCGGGTCTTGAATTCGGAAAGCAAAGAGCGAAGCAGCGCCGCCCGCTTCAGCGTCGAGAACGAAAACGCTGGAGCTCTTGCCTTCGGAAAGATCAAGAATCCGACTCAGCTTTGGCTGAACGGTTTGGAGGTTGCTGCGTGACTTAAGTTGAAACTGAACTTCAGCCCAATCTACTTGCGCAGTTGGTTTAAACTTGGTAATGTTCATGCCGCTTCCTTTATTGAGAGTCGCCGCCCGTTTTCTCCTTTCGGGCGGCATTTTTTTGCCTACTCTCTCCGTAAGTCACGCATGACTGAACACAAGACCACAAGCTAAAGCGACGGCCTTAGCTTGTGCCCCTGCTTTACAGGGTTTCAGTTACGGCACTCTTGCCGTGAATGTCGTTGATCATCACGAACCGGCACCCGTTCTCATTGATGCCGACATGGACCAGCGCAATGCCGGCGTCCGTGGTGTGCTCGATAGTGGCACCTTCGAGATAGTCGGCGGTTTGAGTCATGTTCAGAAATTTCATCTTGCTGCCTCTTCAGTTGTTGGGGCGGGACCGCCGCCCCTTCGGTTTCATGCTGCCTTCGCTTGGTTGGCTTGGTTGGCTTGGTCTTTGATCCAGTTATAGATGTCGGACCGAAGCCAGCCGTTTTTCCGCTCGCCGATCTTGAAGGGCTTGGGGAAGCTCGGGTCTTTCATGATCTTGGTGTAAAAGGTGAAACGGGAAGTGTGAAGGATCGCCATAACGTCATCAGTCGTGGCGATGACCAGTTCCAGGTCCGGGTGAAGTTTCATTTTGCCTGCTCGGTTTGTTGAAAGTGGGAGAACATTATCAAGCCGGGCCTTTAAAGTCAATGCTCGAATCATAACTTCATTTATCGCATGCTTTAGCGTTGCTTTAATTTGATGCGAAAACTGTTTTACCTAAACGCATCAAAACCGAACTTGGGTGACTTGGGTCCGCCACCACTCAGCGAATAAAAGAATATGTTCACTACAAGAACAGTAATTCTTTTCGCTCGGGTTGGGTTTCCCCAAGTCGAACCCAAGTGCCGGCCCCTGTTCTTGAACGCTGATTCTCTCGATACTGTTTCAACGTTCGCGGAGTGCTCGCGGGCGCGTTTAGGGGCTCTACAAGCGGTCCGGGCGCTCGGGAAAGGTGCGAGTATGTCCAGACGCGAAAAAGCCCGCTAGGCGGGCTTTGGTGGGTTCTGCTGGCTGTATCGCTTTAAAGCTTGGTGCCGGCTCTTAGGTCGATCTCGAACGGGATCGCTTCGAGGATGTCACGCTTACGCAGAAGGGCCAGTTCGCCCTGATAGCCGCGCACGACTGCGTCCTCCTTGCCAACGTGACCACTGATCGGCGTTGCGTCGATTTGGGGGCTGGCGTTGTTCGCGGTCGTCAGAAGCGTATGCCTGAAGCTGTGAAAGCCTACAAGCCGGCTGCTGGGTGTGTCGTCGCGAAGCTTCAACTTTTCGAGAAGACGCCTAAACCACTTCTCGGCCTCACCCGATGCTTTACCGCGTGATGGCTTCCACTGCGGGAAAAGACGTTTGGCGCCGCTCTTCTTCACCCGTGCAACGTAATCGAGGAAACCGAGTTCGATAAGCCGGCTGTGAATCGGCACCTTTCGGGTTGTGTGAGTCTTTACCGATTTACGGACGCCTTCGTCTGTATCGCCTTCGTCCGTGATCAGAAAGTAATCAATCCCAGTTTCAGCGTCTTTGAGGATGTCGGTTTGCGGGTTCAGTTGGCAAACCTCATTCACGCGGGCGCCTGTGAAAAGACCGACAGCAGGCAGCCAAAACTCATGTTCGCGGGTTTGAATGGTTACGGCTGCCTGAAGCTCGGGACCGTGAAAGAGCGTTTCTAGCTCGGCCTTCTTGAAAGCGCGTTGCTTGTTCTCGCCCTTCTCCCGGTCGCCACCGTAAGTGATGCCTTCACAGGTCAGGCCCAAGGGCCAGCCCTGATCACCCCAGTTCAAGCGTGCTGCCTTCACGAACGGGCGGACCGACGCCAGATAGCCGTCAAAGGTTTCAGGGCCAAGCGTGACCGGGTGCGAGCGCTTCGCCAGTTCGCGGACGCTGATCTTCTCCCGGTTGCAGGTATCACGCCAGCGCGGCGGCAGCTTTGGGAGAATGGCGAAGAAACCATTCAGGTCCGCTTGCTTGAGTTCATCAATCGGCTTGTTCGCGCCGATGATCTCAACAAGCATCGTCAAGGCGGGCTGAAGCTTCTTGAACATCGCCGGCCTCTTGTCCTGGCGGTAGTTATCAAGAAACCCTTCAACGACTTTCCCCAATGTGGGCGCTTTGGGTTTTTGCGTGGCGGGCGCAGGTGCCGGTGTGGGCACAGGTGCGGGTGCAGCGGTCGGCACTGCTGCGATGGTGGCGACGACGCCGCGCAGGGTGTCGGCTTCGGTCTTGGCCCTGAGCGTTTCGAGTTCGAGCGCGGCGCGAACGTCGCGGACTTCCGCGATGCGTTGCTTCTGTGCGTCGGCGAGTTCGTCGAAGTGCTCTTCCCGAAGATCAGCAATCTTCAGTTTCAGCCGTGCTTGCTGCTGAACGGTCTTCAGCTTGTCGGGGTTCATGTTGCGTCGCAGCTCTCGAAAGTGTCTCTTCGCCTGTGCGGCGAGTTCGAGAGCTTGCGCGGTTGCCTCGTGCCGGTCAAACGGCAGCGCCTGGACGATCTCACGTCTGCCGATGTGGTCGCGAAGGTCAGAGGGAACAGCGATGCGGAAGGCGAAGGACTCGCCCCGCGTCTGGAGGTAGGCAGCCATTTTGTAGCAGTCTCCGTAGCAAACTTCTGTAGCAACAGAAAAAATGCTTGGAAAAACAGCTACTTGGGCGCCAAATCAACCACTTATGAGGTCTGGCGGAGACGAAGGGATTCGAACCCTTGAGACAGGTTTTGCCCGTCTGCTCCCTTAGCAGGGGAGTGCCTTCGACCTCTCGGCCACGTCTCCATCAGGAAGGCGCGATCATAGCG